AATGCTCATGTAAGGTTATTACAGACCGATTCAGCACGTTTAAGTAACGAAGCGATAGAATGGAAAGGAAAGGCAAAAAGAAGGCAATTTTGGTTGTTTTTTATCCTTGCAGTAGTTGCAGGTAGTTTGTACATTAAATCCAAGTTATGAAACTTAACAAAGAAGGTGCAGACCTTATTAAAGAGTTTGAGGGATGTAAACTAAAAGCCTACCAATGCTCTGCTAAAAAGTGGACAATTGGATACGGTAATACGTTTTATGAAGATGGTAAACCAGTTTTGCCAGGTCATGCAATTACACAACAAAAAGCAGAGCAGTTATTTGAATTGATAGCAAATGAGTTTGCTGGTAAGGTTGCAAAGTTAATTACATCAATGGTAACTCTTAATCAATTTGGAGCATTAGTTTCCTTTGCTTACAATTGTGGGGTAGTAAACTTACAAAAGTCAACCTTGCTAAAAAAGGTTAATGCAAATCCTAATGACCTAACAATAAGGGCAGAGTTCCTAAAGTGGAACAAGGCAAACGGCAAGGTTCTTGCAGGTCTTACACGCAGAAGGGAAGCGGAAGCAAATCTATATTTCAAATGAACAAATCAGAACTTTGTGCGAAATATCGTGAGAAGTATGGATGGGAGATGCCTACCCTAAAACTTGCAAGGATAATGTATAATGAAAATAAATTGATTTTTAGCAATGTAGAATCTGTGAGAAGAACGCTAAGAGCAATAGAAGGGAAAGCAAACAACCGAATAAAAGTAAGAAAACAAATGCCCGAAAGACCAAGAAACCCTTACAACCTTCCCGAATCAGATGAAGCGGTTTATGAACCTTATGACCTAAAAGCGAAGCGTTTGTTGGTTCTTTCCGACATACATATACCTTACCATAACATCGATTCTTTGACTTGCACATTCGATTATGCAAAAAAAGAGAAGCCTGATGCTATTCTTTTAAATGGCGATACACTTGATTTCTTCGGATTGAGCAGATTTGCTAAAGACCCAAAGGCAAGGTCATTTGCACATGAACTAAAGACATTTAAGGAGTTTATGGATGTGCTTAAAAAGACATTTAATGCCAAGATTTATTTCAAGATTGGCAACCACGAGGAAAGGTATTTTCATTTCCTTTGGATGAAAGCACACGAGATTGTTGGAGTTGAGGAGTTTGAGTTGGAGAATATCATCAAAGCAAGAGCAGAAGGAATTGAGATAATCAAGGACAAGCGTATAATGAAAGCAGGAGACTTGAATATCATACACGGACACGAGTTTGGCGGTTCGGTATTTAGTCCTGTAAACATTGCAAGAGGGTTATTTCTAAGGGGTAAGGTTTCCGCTATGCAAGGACATAACCATCAGACAAGTGAACACACCGAAAGCAATATGAACGGGGAAATAACAACTACCTGGTCTCTTGGTTGTTTATGTGAATTACACCCAGCATACCTCCCAATAAACAAATGGAATCATGGGTTTGCGATTGTTGATATTGATGGTCAAAATTTTGAGGTAAGGAACAAAAGAATCTTCAAAGGTAAAGTCCTTTAATTATGGAAGAGGACCTCATTTTAGGCGAAGGCGAAGAGGTTGAAGAAGTTGATGAAGAGATTGGATACACCTATCCCGAGTATATATCTTCATCTGTTGAGGTCCTTACAATGCTTGAAACTGCCAATCCTATGACCCGTGAAGAGGTAGAAAAGATGCAGGAACTAAAGAAACTTTGTTTGGAAATGCTTGAATATTCTGTAAAATCCATGCACCGAATGCTATTTATCAATGACATTTGACTGTTTTAATTGTGTTTATTAATGTGATTTGCCCCTGATGTTTCTACATTGGGGGTCTTTTTTATGGGGAAACGACAAAAAATATTTTAAAAAAGATTAAAAAAGTATTGTTTATATGAAATAAAGAATTACATTTGCTAAATAATTAAAACATAAACACAATGAAAAAATTAAACATCTATGATTGGTACGGCAAAAAATTCACATCAAGAGCAGATTTGTTTGAAGCTGGTATCAATAATTTATTAGAAATGCAAAAGGATATAAAAGAGTTTGGAACTTATTACTCTTTTTATAATTTAGGTAAATTAGTAGCAAAGTTTTATCAAGACCATTCTTTTGGTTTTTGCACTCAACCTTACGGAATTGAATTAAGTAATACTTACGGAATTCCAGTAAATAATATTTAATCAACCACGGGGCGAGGCATCCTACACCTCATTAAATCACATTAAAACCAAAAACAATGAAACCAAAAACATTCATAACTTGGGCAACAATTATCGCAATGCTTTGGGCAGTAGGTCAGATTCAAGACCAATTTTGTAGGTAATGAATCCCAAGAAAATCCTGCAACCTATATGGGTAAGATGCAGATGTTGCAAATCACTTTATACAATCACAATAAAAACACAATCACTATGTCCGAAATGCCACTGCCTAAATGGGGCGACCTAAACACTTTTGAACGACACAAGTTACTTGGTGAACTTATTGATGCTATGATTTATAGCGGAGAAGCGGTCCAACACTTAAAAGAAACTGTTGAGCAGTTCAGATTGATGGGTTATGTTAGGTCTATTATTTTACCTCAAAATGAAGATAATGAAACAATGTACTAAATGTAAGCAAGAGAAATCATTGGACCAATTCAATAAGAATGCATCTTCAAAGGATAAACACGCAAGTAGATGCAGACAATGTGAGAAGTTAATCAAGGATAACAAAAAAGATATTTATTCGGATTTATACAATTTTATTTAACAATCAAAACCAAGACAATGACAAACAAAGAACTAAGGCGACTAAGAAGAAGCAAGGAAGTAACCCAAGAAAAGTTAGCAGAAATGTCAGGCATCTCACTTGCCACAGTTAACCGAGCAGAGAAAACTGGCAAAGTTAGATTGAGTACAATGCAAAAATTATTTCAGATATTAGAAGAAATTAATTAACTTTAACACAAAACAAATCACATGACCTACGTTACCGCAAATGTTACAATGCCAAAAGAATGGTTCAATGCAAATGTTGACCTCCCTGCAACCGCTGGTGCTTTCGTTACTGCTAAAGATGGAGAATGGGAAATCAATGTTAGGTACATTAACTTCCCAGGGTGGTATGTATTTAACCTCAAACCCGAATTCAAAAGAGATGTTTATGCATTGGTAGAAGAAAAGTGCATTCAAAAGTATGCAGAGGATAAATTAAAGCAGGAAGAGTATGCCATCTGAAAGAATTGAAATGACCCTTGCGGTCAATGGTGAAGTCCGAGCAACTGCATTTCCTCAAAGAACCTACGAAGGGATATCAACTCAAAGGAGACAATGGTATTACTTCTATGGACTTAAAAGCGTAAAGGATTGGGAAATTTACATATCGCATATTTCCCCAATGAAAGAAAACACACCATTTAAAATTGAACGACCTTTTCCTTATTACATTAAATCACAACAAAATGACACAACAGAATCAGAATCAAAACCAACAAGCCTCTATTGCGAACCAGTTGATTTTGCAGGGGGACTTATCGAAATTGTCGGCAGGAGACAAAGTGAGGTATTATAATGGGTACTGTGAACGTATGGGATTAGACCCATTTACCAAACCATTTGACATCCTAAGACTTAACGGCAAGGAGGTCCTTTATTGCACAAGGTCAGGAACTCAACAACTTAACAAGTTGCACAAAGTTTCTCACTTGATTACGAGTAGAGATACCAATGCCGAGGCAGGGGTTTACATTGTAACAAGCAAGGCATCACTTCCTGATGGTAGGTGTACGGAATCAATAGGGGCGGTAAATATCGCAGGTCTAAAGGGTGAGATGTATGCCAATGCCATTATGAAGGCAGAAACCAAGGCAAAGCGGAGGGCAACGCTTGACTTGTTAGGATTGGGTGTACTTGATGAATCAGAGGCAGAATCAATCCCTAATGCATCCACAGTGGCATTGCAAACAATGGTTGAAGCATTGCCACAAATGGAGGTGGAATCAGTTGAGGTAATTGAGGAAGATGCCGAGTTGACTATT